GATAGAGTTCGCTAGCTCTAAAATACCTACTTTTGCCCCCAGAAAAACTATTTGCAGTCCATGCACAATATTACGGACAAAACCAAACGCTCTAACTAAAGCACCGGCTACCATTTGACCTATGTTGCCAAATTCAGTGGAATCTAATGCGGCTTGCCTAAAGCCATCAGCGACAAATGTAATAATCGGCGCAAACGCTAAGGCTAATTGATTAGTCAGCCCTGTGAATACTGCCTTGAGACGAGTTAGGGCATCGTTTGCCGCTTCCATCTGAGCTGTATCTGTGCGGCTAAGCGTTACTCCTAACTGCTCAGCCTCAGAGGTCATTTGCTCCAGCGCAGCAGATCCACCGCCCAAGGTATTAACAAGCGCGACACCTTCCGAGTCGAACAGCTTCATTGCCAAGCGAACTTTATCAGACTGCTTCTCAACACCAGCCATCGAGTCAGCAACTACACTCATTTGCTGGTCTAATGGCAGCTTAACCAAATCATCGGCGTTGATACCTAGCTCTTGCAAGGCTCCCTTGGCTTCACCAGTGCCCTGTGCTGCTTCTGCGGCTCTACGTGTGAACCGCTGAAGAGCCATATCCATCGTTCCCGTGGATACGCCTGTAAGCTCTGCTGCGTGCCTAAGTCCCGCGAGTGCGGTGGTGGTAACGCCTAGTTTGTCAGCAGTTTTTGCTAACTCATCACCAGCGTTAATTGAGGATTTAATTAAAGCGCCAAAACCCGCTGCGCCTACGGTGCCAACCAGCGCGTTCTGCACATTAAAGACAGCGCCAGATACTGATTTAAGGCCTCTCGTAACGCCAGAAAAACCTGCTTTGGTTTTATCAAACGCTCTTATGATTATGCTTACGTCTTGCCTAGCCATCTTTGTCCTTCAGAATCTTAAAATATGCCATCCACTCATTAACTTCAGTGAGCGACATCTGCTCTGCGTCTGCTATTGTCATGTGCAACCGATCAGCCAAGGATATAAGGTTCATCCTTAGCGGATCGGACATCAGTTTTTTTCGGCATCCTCCGCAGACTGTATTTCAGCAAACATTTGCTCAGCAATGCCAGAGATGACTGCTGTCTCTTCTCCCATCAGATCAATCCGATCCTCGGCAGCTTTGAATAGCTTTTCGCCATCCTCGCTTGCTGCCTTCATAACAATCAGATCAACCATTGCTGCGATAGTCGTATTCTCCAGAAACTTAGGATGCTTTTTCTGAAGCTCGTTAATGTCGTAGCATGTGATCGGAAAACAATACATGACAAAAGGCTGACCCTCTTCGTCAGCCCATTGGTCAACGCTTATCGTCCGTGGCGTAACTGTGCGCCTGCTGCGTAGCTCCCTTGCTAACCCCATGTGCTACCCCTATACTGTTGCTTCAGTCACTGCGCCCGAAACTTGCACCTCAAACGAGCCTTCAACCATGCCATCGAAAGATGCCGTGATTTCGTTACTCGTTACAATGCCGCCGCCAGTGTAATACTTTTCGCCGCTTCCCGCTCCTGTCGGGTAAACCTCAAAGTCGATAGCAGCCGCAGCGTCCATTACTAACTGAACCGTGTCTGCATCATCCCAGTAAACCTCAGCAGATAAAGTGCCGGTTTTGAGAGATGAGACGTAGGTGCGATTGGAATCACCCATAGTAGTATCTTCAATTGTGTCCGCTGACTGCGTTAAGGTGTAGGATCGAACCTCACCCATAGCAGCAACAGTCCCGCCGCTCACAGCGAGCTTGATAACGCCTGTTGAACCTTTTGTTGTAGCCATTTTAAAACCCTCTAAGTTGTGCCTCTGGTGAATTGGTACTCAATCCGTACTGTTATAATAACACCGCCGACTGGATCAATAGAACCGTCATCTGTTTCTATACTAACGATCTGGGTGTCTATCGCATAACCACCCCGCGTTCTATCAACGTCTAACTTCTCTTCAATTGCCTCGATGATGTTATTTCTGGCAGTGTCTATAGCCGATGCTTTTACATAGCATACGAGCTGATAGTCAACCGTCGCAAACCTTTGCGTCAGTGTGCCTTTTATACTTGAATCCTGCCTGTCCTCGTTCTGCGTTCTTACTAAGATTGCAGGAAACTGTGCGTTGCTTAACTTGTCAAAATCGAAAGGCTCTCGCGTAACGTATTTGATCGTTACCGGCGTGGTCACTGCTTGCAGCGTGGTGACTAGATTTGATGCTATATCTTCTCTAACGCTCACAATTGCTTCCTAAAGTAGTTGCCTAGCCTTGCTTCTTCGTCTCTGTTAAAACCAAAGAAAGGCCGCGTTTTGTTGTTCATAGCTGCCTTTTCTGCCGCTTCTTTGTTGTCGAAATATATTTCAGCAGTTCTGTTGTCCCTGCGCCTGACTTGCATAGACCTAAGCATTTGACCAGTGTTAAACAAATCAACAGGCGATATTGGCTTTCCTTGCTCTGACAGTGCAGCCCTGTACTGCGGTGAATAACCTTTAAATCCACCACCAAAACCCACACCTTTGGCTGTTCTTTGTTTTATTATCTGTTGACCCAGCAAGCCAGTTTTCAAAATAGCTTTTGGAATGTTTTTAGAGACTTCTTTTCTTGGCTTGGTGGTAACTTGCTCTACGTTTTTCGGCTTAGTCAGCAATCTGATCCCAAGACCGCGAGCCAACGCCCCAGCGATAGCCATTATCTTACCAACCGGCCAAAGGCGACAATTGTCTTTTCGTCGTCGTCAATTGTTCCGCTGTTATCGTCGTCGTACTCAACGCCGTCTTTAAATATATCGCTAATCTCTTCCTCGTAACGTACCTTGTAGAAGTCCAGCATCTCTTTAAATCTGTCGCCGTCTACCCAGTTCGTTAGCTGCGGCAGTGCGTACTTCCATAAGACTAGATAAGCATTGCATCGCGTCCATTGAGAGTCAGTAAGATAAGACGATACCATTTCGCCTTTTATACCCTTCTTGTGCCACCACTCGTTCCGAATGGTCCTGATTAAATCAGCCTCTGCTCTGGCGTGCTCGTCCGCGAATGACGTTATGCCGAAAGTTAGGATGTCAGGAATTAAAGCAACTAGATCTGAATCTTGAGAAAATGCCATTACCATTTCACCTTTGCTGACCAATAAGCCGCAGACATCTTACCCTTAGCTATGTTTTTAGCGTGTCGGGCTTTGAATGATCTGCGCTTTGCTTTATCTGCTTCGCTTTCACCTTTCCTCGGCGGCTTAGTATCTGCGCCTTGTTGCCCAAAACGAATAAGACGAACTGTATCGCCTTCTTTAGCTAATACAACGTGGCTTTTTTCTTTGTGCTTTGGTGTGCGCTTAGGCTTGTTGTAGCCCTCAAACCGCTCACCTCGATACGTGATCGCCATAGAATCTCCTGCAAGAAACAAGCCCCGCATAAGCAGGGCTGTTTCAGGGTGCAGTTTAAAGTGCTGAGTCGAAGAACATCTCAACGCCAAAGCTGTCATCAAGCTCACCTACGCCATAAACGGCAGTAGCGTTCAGCTCAAAGGCTCGCAAAGATGCGTCACGCTGTGGCTCGATCTGGAAATCACGCTTCATGGCGATAGCGAGAGCTTCAGGTGCAAATACTGCGCCTTTCGCGTCGTCATTACCGTCAATCGTGAGGTTTGCAGACTCGTAGATGTCGATACCGGCAATCGTTCCGACATAGGCGTTTACCATCGCAGTGTTCTGTGCGTCGCCAGCATTTGGATTAGCGAAGGTATTCGTCAGGTTAGCTTTCAGTTGATAAGCCTGATAAGGATGCACGACAGCCGACATTCGGCCAGTGACCTTATTGCTACGCAAGGTTGCAGCAGCTTTGAACAAATCAGCAACTGTAATTTCTTGTGCGGCAGCACCTAAAGAACTTGAGAAACCGTCGAACAAAGCAATTAAGTCTTTGTCCATCTTGGTAGCGATTGAGTTGCCAAGAACAGTTCCAAGCTCTTCTGCTGGATTACCGGCACCCATTGCAGCAACGTCGGTCAATACGACCTGTGCGCCTACTTCTTGGACACTGATCGTTACCGCGCTGGTGCTAACAGTCGTTGATGACATGTCAGTGCCTTCGGTTAAATCAGCAGCCGCGATTGCAGGGTACTTAGGAACCTGAATGGTTTTACCGGCATCAGCGCCAATATCATAACGGGTAACTAGACCCATCATTAAGGATTGCTCTTCAGCAGTGAATCGTGCCTGAGCGATAATGTTGACGAATAAATCGTCTAAAGTTGTGCTAGTTGTAGCAGCCATGTTTAGTTCTCCAAAACTTGATTAGGGTTAATTGGGTCAATTCGCCTTCTTCATAGCAGCGTAGGCTTCCCTACCGCCAGAGTTCCAGTTATCAACCATATCAGCCACCGAGACAGGCTTCGGAGTCAAGCCACCAGCATTCCCTATGCTCCCTGTTCCACCGCTAGAAGCGCGGACAAAGTGCGGATTAGCTGTTAAAAAGTCAGCAACTAGCTCATCTACTGTAAGCATATTGCCGCTTTCGTTATATCGCGGCGTTCCTTGAGGATCTAGCACTTCAACCCCGCCATCTTCAGCGAGTCGCACTTGGCCCTTCAGTAACTGCGATACTTGATCTGGGGATACTGCTTCATGCTTGCTGGCTGCGTTGAGTAATGATCCATCGACCAATGTCTCTTGCAGCTTCTGCTTATACGCCGTTATCTCCATATCTTTCTTTTCGACTGTCTGCTTCAGGATATTCTCAAAGTCGCCACGTTCTTTTTGGCGTTCCAGCTCCGCTTGCTCACGCTCCTGCATGATTTTGCGTGCTTCTTCTAGGTCTATCCCTTCGAGTTTCTTTTCCGCTTTCTTGCGTTCTCGCGCTATGCGATCTGCAACAATGCGGTCTAACTCGTCTTGCGTAAAAGTCTTTTGTTCCTGAATGGTTTCGGTCGTTTCAGTTTCGACGCTTTCCATGATTTCTTCGCTCACGTAACGATTATCCTCTAATGAGTATTGCGGGAAGTTTAACCTATAAATTCAAGGTTAATCTAGTTTATTTCCTCATCGGCTTTTTCTTCTTCTTCTTGCCCGACTTCTTCTGTCCGTAATGGTTCGGCATCTTTCTTCTTCCTTTTGGCTTTGGGTTTTTCGATGGGCAGCAATTCATCAATTACTGCGTGCAATTCTGCGAAGTCTGCGCTCTCGCTTTCAGGCGCATTGGCTTTTAGCGGCTCGATTAGCTGCCTGATAGCCGGTGGTATTGGCCTTCTGGCGCATAAATTCCTAGCTCTATCTAATTCTTTGCTCATTCATCCTCCACAATTGGAAGCCAATGGTGACGGCAGTTATAGCCGCCTCTTACTATAAAAGGATCTCCCGGCGCTTTACCAGCCCACGATCCCTGCCATTTACTGTTGATTTCTTCCTCAGTAAACGTCTTGCCTACATTATTGCGGCAAAATTCACGGCTGTCACGTATCACATCACCGTAGTATTGGAATCTAGTTACACCCGCCTCGTTTGCCGTCGCCTTGGTAATGGATGCGCTATATTGCGCTAG